GAAGACATCACCGAGATGTACCCGTGGAAGATTTGGCAGTTCCAGAGTTCGGAGTTCAACGACGGCTCGCAGCCGCTGACATTCTTCCAGCCTAGCAGCAACGCCAACGAACTCATGGCCGTGTTCGAGAAGTTCAGCGCCCGCGCTGACGAAGACACGATGATTCCACGGTACATGACTGGCGAGAGTTCTCCCGGCGCTGGCCGTACATCGTCCGGCCTGTCCATGCTGATCTCCAACGCTGGCAAGGGTATCAAGCAGGTTATCAGCAATATCGACCGCGCTGTTATCGTGCCGTCTATCGAGCGCCTGTACCAAGACAATCTGCGCTACAGCAAAGACCCAGACCTCATTGGAGACGTTAAAGCCGTTGCCAAGGGGGCTACCAGCTTGGTGGTCAAGGAAGCTGAAGCAGTGCGCCGTAACGAGTTCCTACAGATCGTTCTCAATAGCCCAGTGGCCCAGCAGATCGTTGGCATGGACGGCGCTGCTGAACTGCTGCGCGAACAGGCTCGTAACCTGAGCGGCAACGTGAACCGCATCGTTCCTGACCGCCCAACTCTGACGGCTATGCAGAACTTGCAGCAGCAGAACGCCCAGCTTCAGGAGCAGATAAATGTCATGATGGGCGAACTCCAAGGGGCTGCACAAGGCGGCGCTCCCGGCATGACACAAGGCCCAGCGCCGAAGAATATGTTGCCTGATGGCAGTCAAGTGGGTGGCCGTGAAGGCAATATGGTTTCTGCAAGGCCAAACGGTATTTGACATTTTTCCAAATTGTTGTATAGAATCCACACATGAAGATTTTCGTAGGCCAAAAGCCTGACCGGCAGCACATGCAAGCGTTAATTCGCTGCAAGCTGCAAGAAAACGAGCAGTTGCTCATGTTGTTCAAGATGAAACTAGAGGAAACTAAAAATTCCTTAATGGTTGCAGAAGAACCACATCGAATACACCGGCTCCAAGGTCAGGCCCAAGTCTTATCAGATTTCCTCGAAGCGGTTGAAAAATCGGTAGAGGTTTTCGAGCGGATCAAATGATCCGCATTTTTGTAAATCCGAGCAAACCATTATGTGGACGGCAGACCGAAGTAGGAGCCCTAAGCAGAGTTGGAGCCCAAGGAGAATTGAATGGCATTGCCAAGACAAGTAGAAGCTCAGTTACGTGAACTGGAAGCACTGGAAAAGCAGTTAGCCGACGAACAGAACCCTGCACCCGCAGCACCTGAACCAAAGCCGACAGAGCCTCCCCAAGACCCACAGCCCGCGCCCACAGAGCCAAAGCCTGTTGAGCCAACGCCGACACCGACTGAACCAGTCGTGGCGGAAGAGAAATGGGAGCAGAAGTACAAAACCCTTAAGGGTATGTACGACGCCGAAGTTCCTCGTTTGCACGCCGATCTGCGTGATCTCAAGGCCCAGATGGATAACCTCCGTAAAGCCGCAGAGACCAAGCCTGTCGAGCCAGCAAAGCCCAAAACTGCTGAGAAGTTGGTGACTGATGCTGATGTTGAAGCATTTGGTTCGGACTTGATCGAAGTCCAGCGCAAAGTTGCCCGCGAAGTGGCAGCAGAGTTTCGTGGTGAGCTAGATACCATGCGTGCCGAGAATGAGAAACTGCGAGAGCAGTTGACCAGCACTGGTACCCAAGTATCTGAAGCAAGTTTTGAGCAGCGCCTGTACCGTATGGTGCCGGACTTTGAAGCAGTTAATGTCGACCCTAAGTGGATCGCTTGGCTGAACGAAGTTGACCCGCTGCTCCGAGCCCCCCGAGCTTCTGTTGCACAGCAAGCGTTCAACCGAGGCGACGCTGAAGGAGTAGCACACTACGTTTCCCTGTTTAGGCAGGGCGGTAAACCCGTAGAGCCCACTGCCGACAAAACCAATGAGCTTGAACTTCAAATTCAGCCGAATAGGAGCGCTACAAGTACCCCGCCTACCTCTCAAAAAGGTAAGGTCTACACCAACGCAGACATTGAAAAAATGTTCCGCAAGGCTACTGATCTGGGTATCCGAGGGCAAACCGACGCGGCAAAGAAACTTGAAGCTGAAATTGATGCAGCGTTTATGGAAGGTCGCGTAACTGCGTAATCCGTGGGCAAAGTATCTACCCAACCTGTTTAACTTTTTAGGAGGCCATCATGGCTGCTGTTTATCCTGTCCAAGCCCCGTTTAATACGAGTACCTCGTATTCCGGTGCATTTATCCCCACCTTGTGGTCTGGCAAATTGCTTGCCAAGTTCTACCAGAACACCATGTTGTCGGAAATCGCTAACACCGATTACGAAGGCGAGTTGAAGAATCAAGGCGATACCATCCGTATCCGTCTGGCTCCTTCGATCAGCATCTCCGACTACACCGTTGGTCAGAACCTGTCGTACGAAGTCCCCACTCCTATCTTCCAAGATATGCAAGTGAACAAGGGCAAGTACTTCGGCGTGCAAGTCAACGACGTGCTGTCTTATCAGTCCGACATGAACCTGATGAACATGTTCACCGAAGACGCTGCTAAGCAGTTGAAAATCTCGATTGAGAACGAAGTTTTCTTCAACAATCTGATTACCGAAGGCCCTGCCGCTGCTAACGAAGGCGCTACCGCTGGTGCTATCTCTGCTGCCTACAACTTGGGCACAGACGTTACCCCCATCGACCAAGCTACGCCTGAGAACGTGCTAAAGGTTATCTTGCGTATGTCCACAGTGCTGGATGAGCAGAACGTGCCTGAAGATGGCCGCTGGTTAATTATCAGCCCGTTTGACCGTCACCTGTTGATGCAATCTAACATCGCTCAAGCCTACTTCACTGGCGACGCTCAGTCGACCATCCGTAGCGGCAAGATCGGTATGTTGGATCGCTTCACTGTATACGTGTCCAACTTGCTGCCACGCGGCGCTGCTGGCAAAGCACTGGTTGCTGGTCTTACTGACCCAGCTACCGGCGGTGCTGTGTCTAGCGCTAAGGCTCGTCGTACCATGATGGCTGGCACCAAGGCAGCAATGTCCTTCGCCATGACCGTGAACAAGACCGAGCCACTGCGTAACCAGACTGACTTCGGCGATATCGTCCGTGGTTTGGCTGTGTACGGTCGCAAGACTGTCAAGCCAGAAGCTCTGGTAATGGCTCAGGTTGGCTCTGCCAGCTAATAAGTGGGGGCTTCGGCCCCTATTTTTAATCTTTATTTTTGGAGATCAATATGTCTACTCAATTTTCTCGTAGCATCGGCGGATACGCCACAGCTACAGCTGGTACAACGCAAACTCAGGCCGGTGCTACTGCGCTGACTGGTGCTGTTAATTTCGTCACTACTGGCACTGCCGCCGACGGCGTTATGTTGCCTGCTGAGCGTCCTGTTGGCGATGTGGTCTATATCGTTAATAGCTCGGCTGCTTCGTTGAACGTGTATCCTGCCACTGGTGGCAAGATCAACAACGGTTCTGCCAATGCAACCAAGGCTTTGGCCGCTAACATGTCTGGTGCTTACATCAGCTTGGGCAGTGAAAACTGGGGCGCTGTTCTTAGCGCTTAATCGGTGGCACAATAAAGGGGCTCTTCGGAGCCCCTTTTTACATTTTGGAGTATCAAATGAACGTAGTCGACCTGTTATCTCGTCTTAATGGCGAAATTCTCGCAAACAAAGCCCGCGCTGTAGTTGATGGCAAGATTGTTATCTTGGCTCGCATGAATGGCGACGAATGGGTGTATACGGATGAGGGCCAAGAGTTGGCTAACACGCACTCTAACGAAGCTGCGGCTGAAGCTAAGAGCAAGAGTAGCCGCACCCATAAAGTAAAAGAAACCGTAGTCGAACCTGTTGCGGTGGTTGAGTCTGTTACCGTAGTTGAGTCTATTGCGGTAGAATCAAGCGAAGTAGCGCCTGAAAAGTGAGGTAAACCATGGCTATCGTAAAAGTAGTTGACCTGATTGAACGGGCAAAGACAATCCTCCAAGACGAGGATTCTGTACGATGGTCATTGTCGGAACTACAGTACTGGTTAAACGACGGGTATCGTGAAACGCTAATTGTTCGCCCCGACTCTAATACCATTACTGCCGAGTTTGCTTGCGTAGATGGGCCACGCCAAGTTATCACTACCGTGTTTCCTAACGCAACACGCCTTATTTCTGTTGTGCGAAACACCGCTGCTACTTCCAACCTTTACGCTGTGCGGCTTGTGGACAGGCGTGGGCTCGACGATCAGCGTAAAGGTTGGTACACGGAAACAGCGTCTGTCAGCGTCGAAAAGTATATGTTTGACGCTAGGCAACCGAAAGAATTTCTTGTCTACCCCCCAGCTACGACAACTGCTCGACTAGAAATAGCTTACGCGCAAGTACCCACGCCGCACACCCTGTCTGATGTTCAGCTTAGCAACACAGCTACGGCAGAAGTGATCCGCATCGACGATTCTTTTGCTAATTCGCTGCTTGACTACATGCTGTATCGGGCTTATACGAAAGACGCAGAGCAGCAGGGTACCGCTGCTCGTGCGGTAGGCCATTTCCAAGCCTTTCAAAGTTCGCTTGGCGTATCTGCTCAAGCTAATGCTGCTTCGCAGCCGGGAGTCGCGTAATGGCTAAAATTTGGGATGATTTTATTCCCTTGATTTCACCACATCTGCCCGGATGCCCTAACGCATCTATGCGTTTGTATCTGGCTTCTACGGCTGCGGATTTCTTTGCCCGTACGTACTTGTGGCGGGAACAGATCGACGCGATCTACATAGCCCCCAATCAAGTCGACTACGACTTGGACACGGACACCGGGCTTGTCGAAAGCGTAATTTCGGTGGTGTACAACGAAACACCATTGACACGCACAGACTTGCGGATTATTGGTGCTGAAAAACTGGATGAGGTTGGCGAACCACGCGAATACTGGATTTACGCCGACAACAGCATCCGCGTATTTCCTACACCGGAAGCCCGCACAACCCTCAAGGTGTACGCTGTGCTCAAGCCAAACCGCTCTGGTACGGGTGTTGAGGACTGGATATACGAAACTTTTGCAGACACTATTGTGAGTGGTGCTATTGCGCAGCTGGCTATGATCCCCGGTAAGGAGTGGTCTGATATAACCATGGCTGGCATGCACAAGGGTCTGTACGAACGCGCTATTACCAACGCACGTATCCGAGATTTTCGCGGTGTCCATCTTATGGTACGCCAGCGCCCTGCTGCTTGAGGAAACACCATGACTGAAAAAATTAGGTTAGTTCAGGACGATACCCGCCCAGCAGTAGTCTGTGCAATAACAGACGACACGACTGGTGCAATCGTTGCTTTGACAGGCGCTACGGTTTTGCTGAAGTTCCGCGCCGCTGGGTCTACGACTTTGCAAGCAACAGTTACGGGTGTTGTAACCGATGGCCCCAATGGGGTCGTTGTTTTCTACCCCGCTTCTGCGCCTGCAATGTTAACTGGCGATGCCGGTGACTACGAGGGTGAGATACAGATTACGTTTTCGGACGGCCAGATTCAGACTGTCTATGACCTTTTGAAATTCAAGGTGCGGAGTGATTTTTAATGCCCGCACAAATTATTGGGAATAGCATTTCTGCGGCGTCCTCTTCAGTCAGACTGAGGGCGAGCGTTGCTACAGTTATCCCTATAGCAGGTGTTACCAGTGCGTCCCCAGTTGCCAATGTTGCGTATATCCTTCTTGTAGTTGGAGCGTATTTAGATACAACGGGCCGGTTTAAGTACACCACTGACATCTTTAACATTGCTGATTCCACCAGCTTTAGCACAGCCAAAGTAGCAGACGCTGATACATTTGCGGCAACTGACAACACGACTTTAAGCGCTGACAAAGTTTTAGCCGACACGGCCACGATGGGTGACAGTGTGCTGACGGTCTTGATCTTTATCCGCGAGTTTGCAGATACGGCTAGTTTGGCAGATGACAATACGCTGCTTGTTAGCCCAGCTTATTCAGATACGGTCGCTGCAAGTGAAACGTCTGCGCTCTCAATAGACAAGGCTCTGACTGATTCTTTCGCGTTAAACGACTTGTCAGACGCCGCAGGGCCGACATTTTCTTTCGCTGATTTCACAAACAACACAGTTTCAGCCTCAGATAGCTCTGTGGTGGATAACGCCAAGGGGCTTTCAGACTTGATCTCTCTAGCAGACAGTGGTACAGTCACCTCTCAAGGATATTGTGATCTGACCTATTTTGCCGAAGATTATGTCGGGGAATCCAGAACTTTTTAAGTAGGAGTATTTTATGGTAAACGACGCTATTAAAATCACGGGCGATGTCAAAATTGACATCATCGGTGCGGATGGAACTGTAACTGATACCCGAGAAATAAAAAATCTTGTTGTCACAGCAGGCAAAACATTTATTGCTTCGCGCATGGTTGGGGTTTCGGCCACTGTCATGGGGTTCATGGAGCTAGGCACCGGGACTACAGCCGCAGCGGTTGGCGACACTACTTTGCAGACTGCTATTGGTAGTTCGCGTGTAGCGCTGACCAGTGGTACTTCAGCAGCGGCGGTAGTTACGTACGTAGCAAGTTTCCCAGCCGGAACAGGCACGGGCGCTGTTACAGAGGCAGGTGTGTTCAACGCTGCTAGCGCGGGCACAATGCTCTGCCGCACTGTCTTCTCAGTCGTCAACAAAGGCGCGGCAGACGCGATGAGCATAACTTGGACAATCACCGTCAGCTAAGGATTAGCTAATGTCAACCATTGTTCTTCGCTCGGTTAAAGGAACTCCGCTAACCAATGCGGAGGTCGATGCCAACTTTAACAACCTCAATCTAGAGAAGGTTGAGACGCTTGCGTCTGCGGACGGCTCTGTTGTTATAACTGGAACCGGGGCGTCTCTAGACCTTAGCGTTTCACTAACCTCCCCCGCATCTGTACTGGTTGAGCAAGTGCGCAATACCACTGGCGCGACTCTAACCAAGGGCACGGCGGTCTATATTTCTGGGGCTACGGGGCAAACGCCGACGGTTTCTAAAGCCTTGGCAACAGGTGACGCCACATCCGCACAGACCTTGGGTTTAATTACGGCTGCCTTAGCGAACAACGCCAATGGCTACGTAACTATCATCGGCTTGCTCGCCAACATTAATACATC